ATTTGTCTAGTGTGTGACGGATTCATATCGTTCATTTCAAGAATGTCGTCTCTAATGTTTTGATTGCGTTTTTCAATGTTGATAATACGTACAAATGAGTTTGTGACTGCCGCTGTGTAGTAAGCAAACGGGTTGTTTGACTTGCTTTCATCAAACTGTAGACCAATTTGAGCAAGTTGTAGTATTGCTTGTCCTCGCATTTCGTCATTGTAAGTATATCCTCTCACGTTTCCTCGTGTTGCGTATCTTTCGCACAGTTTCATCCACATACGAGCAAGTTTATCTGTAGCCTGTCCCTTTTTAAGTGCAAAATTTCCGTTTTCCATACCGCCTTCCCAGTGCGATTTGCCTACACACACTAAATTATCGTTTTCATCAAATTTATAATGCTGAAAAGGTGGAAAATTTAATTTTACTTTACTGTCTGCTACAGTTTTTGGATTTTTCTTGCGTCCAGGCTCGTCAGGAATGTGATCATACGTCATAATACGAAAGATTAGTTCTTCTTTTGTAATTTTTTTGTAATCAATTTCGCAATCTGCTTGCTTTACACGTTCACCTGCTTCTTTTCTTTGAGCGTAGTCTTCTTGTGATAGGCGTTTTGCTTTGTTTCTTTTTGCTTCTGCAATAGTTCTAATGTTAATTTTGTCTATACTTGGTAAAATTATGTCGTATTCGCTATAGCTGTCGTCAACATAGCTAGAAAATGATGTTTTTGACCTGTGAATTTCTAATAACAAGTCTTTATTGTTAAGATAGTTTACTTTTCTCATAGGGGCTCCTGAATGTTGTACATATTATAATATACTCTGTTTATAAAGTCAACTAAATAATAGCATAGGAGAGTAATTATGAGCTTTTTAGGAAATATCGGCAATCGAATTGTTAACAACGTTAAGCAAAAGGCTATCGAAGAGATTTCAGATACAAATTTTGGCCGCGTGTTAAGAACATTTAATTTATTGCCAGGTGCCAATCCAACTAATGACGGGTCGTTCTCGGCAGCTACCTGGGATACAGGTACTAATGCAGATTGGCGTGTTAGGATATCTCTACCTCCGGGTGGTGCGTTTTCTAGTAGTACATTATTGGCGCCTTTAAAAGAAACACAAAATTCTATGGTATTCCCTTATACGCCACAAGTATTTATTACCCATAGTGCAAACTATAATGCATTACAGCCTACACATAGTAATTACCCCTTTCACATTTATACAAGTTCGCAAGTGGATCAATTTACAATCACAGGCGAGTTTACAGTAGAAAATTCAAAAGAAGCAGAGTACTGGATTGCAGCAGTACACTTCTTAAAATCAGTTACTAAAATGGCATACGGTGAAAGTTCAAATAAAGGTTCACCACCGCCAGTAGTAAAACTTAACGGTTACGGAGATTATGTTTTTAATAATGTTCCTGTAGTTGTTCAAAACTTTAACGTAACATTACCTTCAGATGTTGACTACATTCCGGCAGGTATTGGATTTAATGGATCATACGCTCCTACTAGATCAGAAATATCTGTTGCACTAATGCCACAATACAGCAGAGATAAAGTTAATAGATTTAGTCTTGATAGATTTGTTAGTGGCGGATACATTGGCAGTAATGATGGATACTTATAATGGCATATTATGATGATAAAAGTCAATACAGTGACACAAGAGCAGTAAACGGTCAATATTTAGGCATTCTAAATATTAGACCTGTCCCGTCAGAAAATGATGATATTGTATATGAAATTGAACCGCAATACACTTATCGTCCGGACTTATTAGCATATGATTTATACGGAGATAGAAAATATTGGTGGGTTTTTGCTCAACGCAATATGAATGTACTTAAAGATCCTGTATATGATTTTGTTGCAGGCACACAAATTTATCTACCAAAAGAGAGAAACATTACAGCACAGCTAGGAGGCTAAATGGCAACTTTTAATTTTAAGCCGCAAAACTTAGAAGCTAGGCTAAAACAAGCAGGAAAAGATTTTGAAGATACCGCTGAACAGTTTGGTAACGATATTTCTAGTGCATTAAACAAACCTCTTGCACCAATTGTAAATTCTGCAAATATTAAAGTAGGAAACGCAATTAGTTCTGCTCTTGCAGGACCGGTTGCAGATATAAAAGGAGCAGTTGGAGTTGTAAATGATATTTCTGCTGCTTTATCTAATCCAGTTGCATTTGCTGGAAATGCAATTAGCGATGCACTAGCAGCACCTCTTGCTAACATTGGCGGAGGTTTACTTGGCAATTTACTAGGTGGAGGATTTTCACCTGTTGGTATTCAAAAAAATCCTTTGAGTAGATTTGCTAGTTACAACAATATTTTTACTTTTGGCACAATAAACAAAACTTCATTCAATTCTCCAGACACTACATACAGGGTAAATGGACCTGATGTAATTGTATTACAGTCTGGCGGCAGCGGATCTAGACAAGTAAGAACTCAATTAGAACGTGCAGCAGGAATTACTGGCGAATATTTTATTGATGATGTAGAAGTACATTGTTTAGTTGCTCCAGCAGCATCTACTAAACAAACAAATGCTACTAATATTAGTTTTAATGTAACAGAACCATATAGTATGGGATTGTTTTTACAGTCATTACATATTGCTGCTGCACAAGCAGGATACACTAACTATCTTGATGCAGTATTTTTATTACAAATAGATTTTATTGGTTGGGACGACAATGGAAGATCTTTTAAAGATACAAGATCAAAAAGAATGTTCCCGTTAAAACTTAGTAACGTAACTTTTGATGTATCCGAAGGCGGAAGCCAATATCAAGTAACAGCAATACCATATCACGAAATTGTATTGTCGGATGAAGTACAGCAAACACAAGTTGCAGTAGACATTAAAGGAACAACTATTGTTGAATTTTTACAAACAGGTCCTGAAAGTCTTGCAACAATTTTAAACACTAGAGAACAGGAACAGAAAAAATCAGGTAACAAAAAAGTTGCAGATGAATATGTTATAATGTTTCCTAATGAGCTCACTAGTACTGCTAGTGCAGGAACTGGAGCAACAGATAACAACAAAGGCGCAACAACACAAAGTTCTAAAGATGATTCTGCTGCTGGCGCCCAAATGTCTGAAGAGAAGAAACAAAAATTGTTTGAACAACTTTCAGGTATTGAAGGCGGAGAAGTCCCTGCAGACTTTGATGCAGAACTTAGTAAAATTTTAGGTATAGTTGTAAAACGCAGCCAAATTGGCGAATCTATTAGAGAAGCAGCAGAAAAAGAAGAAAATATTAATGCAATTGGTAAGGCAAAACTTGTAAAAGATTTCTTAGATGAAGGTAAACAGTATTTTGGTAAACCTGCATTCACTGAAGATAAAGAAAAAGCACCTGGTACATTCCAAAGAGGTAATGTTAAGATTAGCGACGAAGGTAGAAGAATTAATTTTGCTTCAGGAACTAAAGTACAAAACATTATTGAAGAAGTAATTTTGCTATCTGATTATGCTAGAAAGTTTGTTACAGAACAACCAGATGCAAATGGAATGAAAACTTGGTTTAGAATTGAAACTGATGTATTTTTAATTCCGGGTAATGATAATGTTGCACAAACAGGCGAAGGCGGAAAGGTTTATGTATTTAAAGTTGTTCCATATAAAACACACGTTGCAAGAATTACAACACCTTCAGTTGCTCCTCCTGGATATGTAAACTTAAGAAAACACGCTGTAAAGCAATATGATTACATTTATACTGGTCAAAACGATGATATTATTAATTTTGATATTGATATAAATGTAGCATTTTTCCAAGCATTAGCAGGAGATATGGGACAACTTGGAAAAACGCAAAAAACACAAGGTTCTAATGCAATTACAGCAGCCGCTAATAAACCACCAGTACACGGTGTTGGCGATGGTAATAATCAAAACTCTTCAACAGCGGGTATGAGTACAGCAAAAGCTACTCCTAAAACTAATACAGGCGAATCAGGGTCAGGCGTAGCAACTCATCCAGAAAATCAAATTGCTAGATCGTTTAATGATGCAATCGTAAATAGTGATGTCGACTTAGTTACAGTTGAATTAGAAATTTGGGGAGATCCGTATTATATTGCAGACAGCGGAATGGGCAACTATAGCGGTAGATCTGCAGGACTTAATATTACATCAGATGGATCAATGGATTATCAATCATCAGAAGTCGACATTATTTTAAATTTTAGAACCCCAGTAGATACACGAGATCCGGGATATATGAAATTTCCAGCAGGTGGCGCAAAAGCAGTTGGTGCATTTAGTGGCCTGTATCAAGTAACTGAAGTTACTAATACTTGGAGCGGAAATCAATTTTCACAAAAACTAAAAACTATTAGAAGAAGAAATCAGCCCGAAGATACTGGAATTGTTCCGTTAGATATTGCTATCGAAAGTGTAATTGAAAAAGGATTAGATGCAATATTATCTCCACTTGCAAGTTCTCCTGTAGCATCGTTTGCAGGAGCATTTAAGAAACTTGAAGGAGACATTCAAGGAGCAATAGATCAAATTGGAGCAGCAATAGCATCTAACCCAATTAGTGCAGCATTAAACAACGGTGTTGCGGCTCTTGATGCAGGTATTACAGAAGCAGGCAATGCAATAACTTCAGCATTAGGTAAACCAGTTATTCCTCCTAAACTAACTGATAATGCAATAACAAATAATTTAAGCACACCGCCAGTTACTAGCAAATCTGTTGATTCTGGCGCAGGCGACACAGCAGCAGCGCAGCGAATTGCAGCACAAAGATCAGTAGATCCTAATCTTACTGGAGGCATTAGTTAATGGTAGATAAGGTTAATAAAAGTGAAGTTGAACGCACTACCAATGCCGGTGTTAAAGAAAAATTTCCTTCTCAACCGTGTGTTGCTATTGTTAGAAATCATTTAGATAGTACTTATATGGGAAATTTAGAAGTTGAAATACTAACTTCTAGTAATGCAGGACAGTCTACAAACGCTCCAGGGCAAATTATTCCAGTACGATACCTAAGCCCTTTCCACGGTACAACATCTTTAGAAGGTACTAGCAAAAATGCTGGCGCACAAAACAGTCAGCGTAGTTACGGATGGTGGGGAGTACCGCCTGATATTAATTCAAAAGTTCTTGTTATATTTGCTGAAGGTGGAGACGGATATTGGTTAGGATGTATTCCTGAAGATCACACAAATATTATGACTCCTGATCCTTGGGTGTCAACTACTTTTAATGATAAAGACAAAGCGAAAAAATTACCTGTTGTAGAATATAATAAAAAAATTGAAGATGGCAAGGGAAGAGATAGTACACAATTTATTAAGCCGGCAAACGAAGATGCTATTAGCATTTTAACAACACAAGGTCTTATTGAAGATGAGATTAGAGGAACAACAACTTCAAGTGCTAGAAGAGAATTACCTAGTGCTGTTATGGGATTTAGCAGTCCAGGACCTGCAGACAGACGTCCTGGTGCTCCAAGAGTAAATTATGGTGAAAACTTCGCACAAACTCCTGTACCTCAAAATAGATTAGGTGGTAGTAGTTTAGTTTTTGACGACGGTGATTCAACTCTTGTAAGAAAAACACCAGCGGGTGGCGAAAACCAAGGTCCATCAGTTTATGTAAATGTTGAAGGCGGTGAAAAAGGCGGAGATCCTACATTACCACATAATGAGCTTGTGCGTTTAAGAACCCGTACAGGGCATCAAATTTTATTACACAATACAGAAGATTTAATTTATATTGGAAATGCTAGAGGTACTACTTGGATTGAATTAACAAGTAACGGCAAAATAGACATCTATGCACAAGACTCAATTAGTGTACATACTGAAAATGATTTGAACTTTACTGCTGATAGGGATATTAACTTTAATGCAGGACGCGATATTCATATGAATGCCGGAACAAGTATATTTCAGTCAGCTGCATCTAATTGGGAAATTAAAGCAGGTGCTGACGGAAAGATTACAGTAGGCGGATCTAGTAATATTAGTGCTACAGGAAATCACGTAGAAACAGCAAAAAATATTCATATGAACGGACCAGCTGCTGCAACAGCAACGGCTGCAACAGAAGCAAATATACCTTCTAGAGTTCCGCAACACGAACCGTGGGACGGCCACGAAAATTTAGATCCTGCTGCATTTGTTCCTGAAAAAACAGATAGTAAAGAGGAAGAAGAACCTAAAGCAACAAAACAAGCAACCCCGGATACATTTAAAAAGAATACAAAAAGAGATGTAAGAGAAAAACCAGCATCACAACCTGCAGAAACAGAAACACCTCCAGCAGCTAATGGCGCAGCAAAAGTTGATCCTAAAGTAACAGCAAAAGCAGCAGAAGTTAAAGCAAATATGAGTCCAGCATCTGTGTCTGGATTTATTAATTCTGTAGTTGAAGCAGGAGTAAACTCGTTTGCACAAGCACAAAATCTTATTAAAACTATTGACGACATTGCTGGTGCAGGAGTTTTAGGTAGTATTAAGAAAGTTGGCGGCGCAATAGTTGGCGGTGTAACACAAGCCGCAAACGATTTACTTAATTTAAGAACAACTCTTGCTAAAGGAAAACTACCAACAGCAGTACCTCAATCAACTAATACGGGCCAATATGGAAATCCTGCAGATAGGCAAATTGTTGCAGATGTAGGAGCCGGAAAATATAAAGCAAACGAAACAGTTACAATGTCAGACGGTTCTAAACTAAGAGTTCAAGAAGTTGACGGCAAACGTAGTTTAGTGAATTTTAATGTAGGTTAAATATAGTTATGAGTACACAAGAAAAAAACATATACAAACAAATTGTTGTTCCTAGCAATAAGAAACAAGAAGTTGTTCCCGAGTCTAGGGCCTATAGAGGTATTAGTACAGTTAATCCTAATGCATCTGATTGGGTGTTATACGATATTGAATTAATTAAACAAGATATTATTAACAATTTTCATATACGTCAAGGTGAAAAATTAAGCGATCCTGAATTTGGTACTATTATTTGGGACATTTTGTTTGAACCTCTCACAGATCAACTTAGAGATGCTATCATTCAAAATGTCTCAAGAACCGTTAATTTTGATCCTAGAGCAAACGTTGACAACATTACAGTGTCAACATACGAAAGCGGCATACAGATCGAGTGTACACTAACTTATTTGCCTTACAATATATCAGAAACAATGCGTTTAAGGTTTGATGAAAATGCTGGCTTCCTTTCATAAGATAAAGTACGCACTTAATCAAAGTAAATAAATACATTATAACGAGGAAAGCACACAATGTCATCTACAGATAGACAAAACAGATTATTACTAGCGGAGGATTGGAAACGAGTTTACCAATCATTCCGTAATGCAGATTTTAAATCGTACGATTTTGATAATTTGCGCAGAACAATGATTAATTACCTTAGAGAAAACTATCCTGAGGACTTCAACGACTACATTGAATCAAGTGAATACCTAGCACTTATTGATATGATTGCTTTCTTAGGTCAAAACATTGCTTTCCGTATTGATCTAAATGCTCGTGAAAACTTCTTAGAACTAGCAGAACGCCGTGAAAGTGTATTACGTTTAGCAAGATTGCTTTCCTATAATCCTAAACGTAACCAAGCAGCAAACGGCTTACTAAAAATTGAAGCAATTAGCACTACAGAAGAAATCATTGATAGTAACGGTGTAAATCTAGAAGAACAAACAATTCAGTGGAATGACCCAGCTAACCCAGACTGGTTTGAACAGTTTATTCGTGTTATGAATGCATCGTTACCAGTAAATGGAACATTTGGACGTCCTGTTAAAAAAGAAACAATTAACGGCATTCCTACAGAACAGTACAGAATGAATAGTACTAATACAGAAGTTCCTGTTTATAGTTTTAGTAAAACAGTTGACGGGAAATCAGTTCCTTTTGAAGTTGTATCGACAGATATTACTGATACAGATATTGAAGAAGAAGCACCATTCCCTGGCAATAACTTTGCGTTTTTGTACAGAGATGACGGCCGTGGCGTTGCTAGTTCTAACACAGGGTTCTTCTGTCATTTTAGACAAGGTACTATTGATCAAGGGCAATTTAATGTTACAAATCCGTCAACAAACCAAGTTGTTGCAGTTGATGCACGTAATGTAAATAACTCAGACGTTTGGCTTTACAAGCTAGATAGTTTAGGCAATGAACAAGAACTTTGGTCTAAAGTAGAAGCAGTTGAAGGTAACAATGTTATCTACAATAGTTTAAACAAAGGTATCCGTAATATTTACAGTGTACTAACACGTATTGAAGATAGAATTAGTTTAATTTTTGCAGACGGCACGTTTGGTAATTTACCACAAGGCAATTTCCGTGTTTACTACCGTACAAGTAAAAATCAACGCTTAATCGTTACTCCGGATAATTTAAGAGGAATTGCTGTAAGAATTCCGTATGTATCAAGAGCAGGTACAGCAGAAACTGTCACACTTACACTTGAATTAAAAGCAACTGTTGATAACTCAACAGTTTCTGAGACTAACGCAAGTATTAAGAAAAATGCACCTTCTTTGTATTATACACAAAATCGTATGGTAACGGCAGAAGATTATCAAATTGGACCTTTAGCTGTTAGTCAAGAAATTGTAAAAACAAAAAGTGTAAACAGAACATCTAGCGGTATTAGTAGAAACTTTGATCTTGTTGATGCAACTGGAAAATATTCTACTACAAATTTATTTGGAACAGACGGTGCAGTTTATAAAAATTATCTAACAGTTAAAACAGGTTTTGATTTTGAAACATTAACTGATATTGAAGGACAAATTGTTAATACTATTGAACCTATTCTGTCAAGTATTAAAGTAAGAAATTATTACTATGATCAATTTCCTAAATTATTAGTTGAAGATTTAGGCGCCACGTGGACACAGATTACTGAGGACACAAACAATTTTACAGGTAGATTAACTAATTCAGCAGACGTATTAATTAAAGTTGATACATTTACTGGGTCGAATATGAAATTTGTAAAACCTAATTCATTATTAAAATTTGTTCCGCCTACTGGATATCATTTCTTAAAAGGAAAATTAGAATTAGGTGAGCCTGATTTTAGAGGTGGCACAGCATACAAATGGGTAAAAGTTATTAGTGTTGTTAGAGATGGTACAGAAATACAAGATGATAATTCTGGACCAATTGTGTTTAATGATAGTATCCCTACGGGATCAAGACTTGTTGAAATTAGAACAGCACTTCCGTCAGCACTAACAGACGATGTTAAAGCACAAATTACAGCACAAATATTTTCTTATAGAACATTTGGTTTGAGATTTTCAAGAAATGACGGAGAATGGAGACTTATTACTGAAAATAACCTTGCTGCAAATAGTGATTTTAGTACAGGTAAAACCGGTGATACTACAAATCAACAACTTGATGCAAGTTGGCTTTTAAAATTTAATACTGACGGCGAAAAGTATACTATTACACATCGTGCTATGCGTTATGTATTTGAAAGTGATAAAGATATTAGATTCTATTATGATAGCAGTGATAAAATTTTTAATAACAAAACAGGTAAAATTGTTAAAGACAAAATCAATATTTTAAATATTAACACTAAACCGGATTCTGTAGAACCGTTTAATATCAATTACTTATGGGAAATTGTAGAAGAATACAGGGATGCAGAAGGCTATGTAGATTCTAGAAAAATACAAGTAAGTTTCTTTGATGACGATGATGACGGTGTTGTAGATAATCCAGAAATCTTTGATGATATTGTTGACGAAGAAACATCACCTTTGAACAAGTTAGTATTTTTACAAAAAAGTACAACAACTGACGGCGTTGAAGATTACAAGTATGTAAGTAAAGAATCAGTATTTAGAGATCCTACACAACTTATTTTAAATTCTGTATCAGAAAGACAGCCATTAAGCACATATGAAGATGGTGATATTCTTTACTATTTAGAAGAAGATATTTTTGAAGTATTTAACGCAACTACTACAACACTTGCAATTACTACAGATTATAAAGCAAGCGTTGGTAGAGATGGATTAAAATTCCAGTATGTACACGCAGCTGATCAAGATAGTAGAATTGATCCTAGTGCAAGCAATATTGTTGATACTTACATATTAACACGAGGGTATGACACATCATTTAGACAGTATCTTGATGGTGTTGTAGCTAATAAGCCTTTACCGCCAAGTAGTGATTCTTTGTTTATTAGTTATGGTAGCGAGCTTAATAAAATTAAGTCACTAAGTGACGAAATTATCTATCATCCAGTTAAGTACAAAGTACTTTTTGGAAACAAGGCAAAAGAAGACTTGCAAGCAACATTTAAAATAGTTAAAAACCCAGACTTGGTGTTAAACGATAACGAAATTAAATCTAATGTAATTAGTGCAATTAATAAATTTTTTGCACTAGATAATTGGGACTTTGGTGAAAAGTTTTACTTCTCAGAGTTGTCTAACTATGTAATGAGTCAACTTTCGCCAACCTTAGTAACGTTTGTAATTGTTCCGGATCAAGAAGATCAAGCATATGGTTCATTGCAAGAAATAAAATCAGAATCAGATGAAATTTTTATTAGCGGAGCAACAGTTGAAAACGTTGAAATAATTGATGCAATTACAGCAAGCAGATTAAAAGCATCTGGCGCTGTAGTTACAAGTATTACAAATTCGACTACAGGAATTCAAAGTGGTTCTTTTAGCAGCAGTTCAATAAGTGGAGGCCTTAGCTACTAATGGCATACGACGACGATCAGAAACCTACTAGTTTGCCGGCTGGCAAACCAAACAGAAGAAAAAGTTCAGATCATTTACCTAGATATTTTAGAACTCAGGTAAACAATAAATTTCTTTCTAGTACGATTGATCAGTTAATACAACCCGGTGTTGCTGAAAAATTAAATGGATATTTTGGACAAAAAGAAGCTAAAGGTTATACTAAAAATGATTTTTATGTAGGCGATGTTTCTAAATCTAGAGAAGATTATCAGTTTGAACCTGCTGTTGTAATTAAAGACGATTTAAACAATGTTAGATTTTATGCAGATTACAATGATTATATTAATCAGCTTACTACACTAGGGTCAAGCGTCTCTGATCATAGCTTACTTAATAGACAAGAGTATTATTCTTGGAACCCAAATATTGACTGGGATAAATTTACTAATTTCCGTGAATATTATTGGTTGCCTAATGGGCCTCGTCCTGTACAAATTGCAGGCGAAAAAGACAACGTTGAAAAAACAATTAAAGTTAGAGCAGTTGATAACGGCGAAAATTATGGTTATGTTTTTACACCAGACGGCCAAACACAAAACCCTGTACTAACTTTATTTAGAGGTATCAAATATATTTTTGAAATTGATGCTCCGGGCAATCCTATTTCATTTAGAACTAGAAAAGATACAGCACCTAGATTTAGACCAAATGTAACTTATCTTGAAGGCGACAAAGTAAATTACGAAGGCGGAATTTTCCTTTGTATTAAAGATCATTTTGCTACAGAAGAATTAGATTTAAATTTCTGGGAGTTAGATACAACATTTAATTTAAGAAATTCAGTAAGTCAACAAAGTGTTGAATCTGGTACAGTTGAGGTAGAACTAACAGCAGAAACACCTGACTTAATTTACTATATGTCGGATAACGATTTGTTTGCTAGTGGAACAATTAATGTTCTTGATCTAGTTGAAGCTACATCAATTGACGTAGAAGCAGAAATTTTAGGCACAAAAACATACACAAGCGAAGCTGGTATTGCATTATCAAACGGTATGAAAGTAGAGTTTGTAGGTAAAGTAACTCCTGAAAAATACGGAGAAGGTTTTTGGTATGTAGAAGGTGTAGGAGATAGTATTGTTCTTATGTCTGAAGTAGACTTAAACGTTCCTAGTTCTTATACATCAGATTTGCGTGTAGATTTTGATACAGAAGGATTTGACGAACTTCCTTATTCAGAAGCAATAGGTTATCCTGTTAATAAAGATTATATTACAATTAATAGAGCAAGTCAAGACGGAAATTTATGGTCAAAATATAATAGATGGTTCCATAAATCTGTGATAGAAGCTAGTGCTGAGATTAATAATCAGCCATTAGACCTTGATCAAACAGCTCGTGCTACTAGACCTATTATTGAATTTGAAGCTAATCTAAAGTTATTTAATTACGGTACAGTCATTAAGAAAAGTGTTGACCTTGTAGATAACTTTACTAGTGATGTTTTTAGCACAGTTGAAGGCGCCCAAGGTTACAATATTGACGATGTTGACTTAACTAACGGAATGAGAGTACTGTTTACAGCAGACCCTGATCCATTAGTTACAGGTAAAATATTTGAAGTAGAATTTATTAATTTCCGCAATACAAGACAAATTACTTTAAAAGAAACAGATGATACAACACCATTATTAAACGAAGTTTTACTTTGTAAGCAAGGTACAGAATTCCAAGGAAGCGTATTATGGTTTAACGGATCTTCTTGGAAAACTGCACAGCAAAAAACTGAATTAAACCAGCCTCCGCTATTTGATGCGTTTGACGATAACGGGTATAGTTTTTCCGATGAATCTGTTTACGAATCAGCAACTTTTAGAGGCACAAAAATCTTTTCTTACAAACAAGGAAACGGATCAAATGACACTGAGTTAAAATTTCCGCTAACTTATAGAAGCATCGAAAACGTAGGTGATATTGTTTTTGAATCTAACTTCTTACAAGATGTTAGTACGTTTGCAATTAATAACGAATTACCTCAAACAGATTATATTAGTAAAGGTTATATAAGAAAATATTCTGCTAGAGATAAATGGCAAGTACTTAATGGCTGGACAACAGCAAGAGAATTAAGTACACAACCTGTAATTAGACAATATGTAAACGATAATACACGAACTTTTTATACTGTTGATGTATATGAAAGAAGTGCGTTATTAGATGACTTATGGTTAAGAGTATATGTTAACAATGCATTAAAATTTAAAGATAAAGATTATACACTAGGACAAGACAATAACGAAAATGTTACAGTTACTTTTGTAAATCCGTTAAGCATTGGTGATAATATTATTTTAAAAACTAAGTCAAAAGCATTAAAAACAGAAAACGGAAAATATGAAATTGCAAGTAACTTAGAAAGAAATCCGTTAAACAAAAATATTAACGAGTTTACACTAGGTGAAGTTAACGACCACGTTAGCACGATTGTAGAAGAGCTTAATACGTTTGACGGAGTGTTTCCGGGTCCAAGCAATCTTAGAGATTTAGGACCTGTCTCGCAATTTGGTAAGCGTATTGTAAAACATTCGTCACCTCTTAATATTCCGGTCTATCATATTGTTAACAAAGATGCAAACGTTATTAAGTCACTTAAATTTGCAAGACGTGAATACGGAAAGTTTAAAAGATCATTTTTACAAATTGCAGCTAAATTAGGATTTAGTGGTCCTGTAAAACAGCACGTTGATTTAATTCTAAATGAATTAACAAAAGACAAAGTTAGCACAATGCCATATTATTTTAGTGATATGGTTCCGTTTACAGGTGCAATTAAAAGCGAAACAGAAATTTTTGATCCTGATAATAACTTCTTTGCATTAAACAGGGTGTTTGACCTTAATACTCTTAGTAGTACTGCCGTTCAAGTTTACTTAAACGGCGTACAACTAGTATACGGAGTAGACTATACATTTAATGATCAAGGGTTTGTTATTGTAACTGCTACTAAAGCACAAGGCGATATTCTAAGCATTTATGAATATGAAACTACTAACGGATCTTTTGTTCCGCCTACACCTACTAAATTAGGTTTGTATCCTAAGTTTGTACCTCAAATAATGGAGGATGATACTTATTTAGAAACTCAAACAGTTATTCAAGGACACGACGGAAGCATTACTATTGCATACGGCGATTACAGAGATGACTTGTTATTAGAACTAGAACGCAGAATATTTAACAACATCAAAATAAATTACGATCCAAAATTGTTTGACATTTATGACTATGTTCCTGGATTTTCAAGAGAAACAGGATTATCTGCAAAGCAGATTAATGATAGTATGATAAGTGATTTTGTACAATGGCTTCAGTTGGTTGACGATGATTATACTTTAAATAACTCATTTGTAAGAGAAAACTCTTTTACATTTAATCATACTGGTATGGTAGACATTGATGAAAACCCAGTTTACGGTTTTTGGAGAGCAGTTTACAAGTATGCTTACGACACCGATCGTCCACACACACATCCTTGGGAAATGTTAGGCTTTACTATTAAACCTAGCTGGTGGGATGAGCAATACGGCGAAGCTCCTTATACTAGTAATAACTTCTTAATGTGGGAAGATATCGAAGCAGGTATGATAAGAGAGCCTGGAACTTCGGGAGTAATTAACAAAAAATATGCACGTAAACTTATCACAACGCATATTCCAGTTGACGAAGATGGAAATTTAATTAGTCCTATTTTAAGCAGTTTTATTAAAACATATAATACAACTGATTTAAATGATAATTTTGCATTTGGCGATCAGGGACCTGTAGAAACAGCGTGGCGTAGAAGTTCAGAATATCCGTTTTCATTAATTACTTCTTTGGTATTAAATCAGCCTGCAAGAACGTTTGCTTCAATTTTTGATAGAAAAAGACAGATTCGTGGAACATCGAGTCAAATTAATTATGTTGAAAACAATACTACAATTACATTAAAAAATATAGTATTTCCAAATACTTCAACGCAAGAAACAAGAGTATACACATCGGGGTTAATCAATTACATTTTTGATTATCTTGCATCAAATGTAGAAACTCCATATGAAGAATATAAAGATAATATTTCAAGAATTAATAATCAAATAGGTTTTAAAGTTGGCGGCTATACTAACAAAGATAAATTTAAATTAATTCTTGATAGTAGAACTCCTACTAATAAAGGCAATGTTTTTGTACCAGAAGAAAACTATAAAATTTCATTGAATACAAGTGCTCCTGTAAAAAATATTACTTACAGCGGTGTTATTATTGAAAAACAACCTTATGGTTTTATTGTAAGAGGTTATGATAACGTAAATCCATATTTTACTATTAATAAAGCAATTCCTTTACAAAATGATCCTCTAATAAGAATTGGCGGCATCAGTGCAAGTTTTGTTGAATGGAATTCTGGTAAGACTTATGTATCAGGCAGTATTGTAGACTTCCAAGGTACATTTTACAGAGTTACAGAATCACATACAAGTAACGATCAATTTGACGAATCTAAGTTTGCTAAACTTCCTGTAATTCCAACTGAAGGTGGCCGCGAAGCATATTTTAGAAAAGCATTTAAAAACAATGCAGAGCGTGTAGCTTATGGAACTGTGTATAAAACAGTACAAGATGTTGTAGACTTTTTACTAGGATACAATTACTGGCTTGAAAAAGCAGGCTTTGTATTTGACTTCTATTCTAAAGACAGCGAGTTTGTTTCTAATTGGGAAACTAGCACTAAAGAGTTTATGTTTTGGACTACACAAAACTGGGGAGCAGGAAGTGTTATTACATTAAGCCCTGGTGCATTCCAAATTAAATTTAGATCAGAGTATGCTATTGTTGACGACATTTATGATACATTTTATGGATACAGTTTATTAAAAGCTGATGGTAAAAAGTTAAATCCGCAGAATGTATCTTTAACTAGGGAAGAACCTAAAGAATTTGTAGTAAGACCTAAAGCTACAGAAGATGGAATTTTTGCAGTAAGACTTTCTTTAGTTCAAAAAGAGCACGTTGTTATTATTGACAACAAAACAGTATTTGGCGATATTATTTACGATCAAGAACCTGGTTATAGACAACAACGAATTAAAGTTTTAGGTTATAGAACAGGCGATTGGGACGGTAGTTTAAATATTCCGGGCTTTATTTTTGATAATGCAACAGTTAGCGAATGGGAACCTTGGCAAGATTACGCAATTGGCGAAATTGTAAAATACAAAGAATTTTATTATAGTGCTATTAACAAAGTTTCGGGAACTCAAACATTTGTTGCAAATAAATGGTCTCTTCTAAACGAAGCACCAGATATGAAACTTATTCCAAACTGGGAATATAAGGTAAATCAGTTTGCAGATTTTTATGATTTAGATACCGATAACTTTGATACTGAACAGCAAAAATATGCACAGCACTTAATTGGATATCAAAATAGAGATTATCTAGCAAACATTATTAATGACGATGTTAGTCAGTACAAATTCTATCAAGGTATGATTCAAGATAAAGGCACTAGAAATGCTCTTACAAAACTTTTTGATGTATTAGGAAGTGCAGATAAAGATAGTTTAGAATTTTATGAAGAATGGGCAATTAAACTAGGACAGTATGGCGCATCGGAAGGATTTGATGAAGTAGAGTTTATTTTAGATGAAGATAAATTTAAACTACAACCACAAAGCGTTCAATTAGTAAATTCAACAACCGGCGAAGAAACAGACCTAATCTACAGAATTAAACCGTTTGAAGTTTTCTTACGTCCTGAAGGGTATGATCACGCACCGTTCCCTACAACATATGTTAAAGATACGTATACAAGAAACAGCGGGTTTGTAAATGAACAAGATGTACAATTTGTAGTAGCTGATTATGATGCTATTATGGAAATTGATTATGCAACAATTAATCATAAAGATATTGTATGGGTTGGAAACGTAAATCAAACTTGGAATGTTTATTCCTTCTTACAAGAAGATCTTACACTTGAAGCAGTATTATTAGATGGTGATACTAGACAATTACAATTTTCTACAATTCCAAAAAAACTTGTAGAAGGTAGAGTAATTGGAGTTGAATATCGCAATGCAGAAGGTGTAGATGTTGCAATCTTTACAAAGATTACTAAAGTGCTTAACAATATTGTTACTATTGATAACACAGAAATCGACGAGTCGGCAACAGTTACTAATCCTATTATTTCTAAGTTTGTTCCTGTTAGAGTTGCTGGTTATGAAGAAGCAAGTGAACTAGTTCAGACTTACAAACAAGGTATTAGCAGAATATGGATTGATGAAGATGCAAACGGTCGATGGAAAGTTTTAGAAAACACTCCTGGCTTTAATCAGCATCAAGTAATTGAGAATTCAGAATCAGGTGAAGATCACAATTATGGATATGCTCTTGCAGTTAGTGACAACAATACGCTACTATGTGTAGGTGCGCCTGACAATGGCGATGGAAAAGTTTTTGTTTATGTTAGAGCAGGTAGTGCAGGATCTTTCCAACTTAACCAAATTGTTGAGCCGCCTAACAATATTGCAGATAGCGGCCAGGCATTTGGTAGCAGCATTGCAGTTTCAGCAGATGGTAGATATTTGATTGTTGGATCTCCAAAAGCATCTAATGTAAAAAGTACATACAAAGATTCGTATGTAGACGAAACTAATTATAATGCACTTGACATCGTAGAATACAAAGATAATTTATGGCAAGCAAATAAAGAAATTGATGGCGCTGTATTACAAATTCCGTTTGGTAGTTTTGAATCTGTGCCGCAAATTATGACTGACTTGCTACAAACAGAAGAGGACGATGATATTAAACCTGTAATACTTACAGGCGATTATCCGTTCTCGTCATCAGAAGTACAATCTGACTTCTTTACAGATCACTTTATTATTAAAGCACCAAAAGATATGTATGAAGGTTCTGGTATTGGAGATATTGTAAAATTAAAATGGAACAATCTAACTTATGCTAACCAAACTAGTGTAACACCTATATCTAGATTACCTTTTGATGGAGACATTCCAGAGTTAAATGATGTAGTTTTAACAGACGAACACACTATTGTTGAAAAAATTGACAGTATACTTTATGTTGAAAACTCTAATACTATTCCGTTAGTAGGACAATTAGTTGAAACACTTACAGGATTTGGTACAGTTGCTTATACATTTAATGTTGGCGCAAAAGCAACAATTTATATTAAAGCACAAAACGGTACATTTGGTACAGTAGGTTCTTTAACAACAGACATTGGTGAATTTGTAGGAGAATATTTAACTGTTGCACCTAATGATACTCAAGCAAATGCTGATGATTATTGGGGCGGCTATTGGAGAATTAACACTAGTGCTTATCAAGTAGTTGATGATATCAACAGCGACTTGGGTAGAGGCTTAGTATTTGTAGACGTGACTCCTACAACAGGGTCAAATCAAAACCGTTTCTACTACAATAACTTAGATTTTCCTAATAGTGTTGTAAACAGTAGAGATACTGAATATAACAAACTTATTACTCTAAGTTATAGAGGTAGCCCAGGACCATTAGATGTTATTGGAGACTTTGAGTCGTCGCTTTATGTGCTTAAAGCACCTAAGCCTTTAACTGATACACTTGTTCCTCAAATTATTGCACCGGGTGATGAAAATAATCCAACATTAGATATTTTCTATAACACGATGCCTCCGTTCTTAACAGGAGAACTAGGCGACAGAGACTTAGCTACTATTGGACTATCCCCAGGACAAATCAATACTCAGCATACAGTGTACGATGTATGGGACGGATATATTGATATTAGACTTACAAAACAATTTGCAGGTAATACTCTAGAGCCTAAAGTAGGTCTTACAGTACGAGATGTAACAAATTTAGGTACTGCTGAAATTGTATTCTATCAAAAATACGATACAAACAATGCTAGAATTTTTGTTAAAGGTGTTACTGGAACCTGGGCACTAGGTTCTGACTTTAACGAAAACAGAGAAATTGAATTCTTATCAGATGGTTCGGGAGATGTTATCTACGATCCAATTTCAGGTTCACGTGTTTTTGGTCAAATGTTTGGTAGAAGTTTTGAATATGCTCCTGATAACATCGGTAAGTTTATTGTTATTGACAATAGCGATGTAATTCCAATACAAGATGTTGACGACGATGTTGCTACAAGAGAAGATACTATTACAACTGGTGAATATTGGTTCTACAGAGAAGAAACAGTATTAGGTATTCCACGTGAACCAAATAGACCTTCTATAGACAATAATGATTGGGATATTATTTATAATGTTCCTGCGACAGCGTCAGGATCTGTTCCTGCGACAGATAAAACTAATGAAGGTATGTTTAGTGTTTATGAGCGCAGAGGTATTGGTGCGTTTGTTAATATTAACTCATTTATTGTACCTGATAGACTTGCTAACGCTAGATTAGGTTCTGATATTAAGATTTCTCGCTTTAATGGCAATGATAAATTGTTTGTTAAAGCTGCTGGTAATAATGAAATTACTAACTACGGTAAACTTTACATTTATAAAAATGGTGAATTTGACGGAACAACTTATGGTTGGGAATCGTCAAGAAACAAGGCGTATAGAGGACCGTATGACGGCGATACTGTATACTTTGCAGACGAATTAGTATTCTACAATCAAAATTTGTATAAAGCAATCACAACAACAGGTCCTAGCGTATTTACAGCAAGCGATTGGGAACTAGTTGAAGCCGGAAATATTTCTGATTATTTAGGTTATTTGCCAAATACTACAGGAAATATTGTAGGAGATCAAGCAGCAGTGGTTGATGCCGATCAATTACTACAGTTTGCAAAATCATTTGATGTTAGTAAAAACGGAGAAGTACTTGCGTTAACTACAGAATATGAAGGCGACAAAACAAACACAGTTGAAATATACAGAAATGTAAACGAATCATTCTACAAATATCAAACAATTAATGCTCCGGATAAAAACACAAATTATGGTAGCAATATTGCAATTAGCAATGACGGACATCTTATTGCAGTAGGTGCTCCGTATGATGACACAGAGCAATTAGATCAAGGTAAGGTTTATGTTTATAAACAAGAAAGTGGCACTTTCCTTCCGTCACAATCTTTGTATAGTCCATCAAAAGAAAAAACAGAACTATTTGGCTGGAGTGTAGACTTTGATGGAGATAGACTAGTTGTAGGTTCTCGTAACGGAGATTCGTTTGTTACAACTACATTTGATGGAGATAGTGTAGGAAATACTACTCCGCAAACAACGTTTGATAATAGAATGACTGACTTTAAGGCACTTAGTAAAGATTCCGGAACAGTTAGAATTTATGAAAAATTTGACGAAACATTGATTTATGCAGAAACAATTGACTATGATGTCCCTAATGTTAAATTCTTTGGCGAAAACTTATTATTGAAATCAAACCACGTTTATGTAGGCTTGCCAATTTTAGACACTGCAACAAAAGAAGGTGTAGTAGTTGATTATAGAATCAAAGAAAATACAAGTGTATGGAATGCATTGAGAGAGTCTAAGGACACAGTTGATGTAAGTAAAATTAAACGTGCAATGCTTTATGATAAGAGTGCAAACGAAATTGTTACATACATTGACTATATTGATGTATTACAAGGAAAGATTGCAGGTCCTGCAGAACAAGAACTAACATATAAAACTTATTATGATCCTGCAACATATACTACTGGTATATTACCTAACACAGATCCTACTAATAGTTGGGGATCTGCACAAGTTGGCCAGCTATGGTGGAATTTAACAAATGCTAAGTTTAAAAATCCATACCAGTCTGATGTAATTTTTAGTGCAAACCACTGGAACGCTGCATTTTCTGAAATTAACACTATTGATGTTTACGAATGGGTTAAGTCAGATCTATTGCCTAGCGAATGGGACGAAACAAGCGGAACAGCAGAAGGTTTAGCCAAAGGTATTACAGGAACAACAAAAGATAGCGACAATGCATATGTTGTCAAACGTGAATATAACGAAGCAGTTGGTGTATTTAAAACTTACTACTATTATTGGGTAGGAAATAAAACAACGCTTCCTCCTGTAGAAGGAAGAACTGTAACTGCACGTGATGTTGCAAAGTTAATTGAAAATCCTGCTGCTGAAGGATATAAGTTTATTAGTTTAATTGGAAATGATCAATTTGCAGTACACAACTGTGAAGGTCTTGTAAGAAATCAAGATATTGTATTAAGTATACAATATTGGACTATTGACAACCAAGACACCAATATTCATAACGAATATCAAATTTTAACAGAAGGATTGGAAACAAGTATTCCAAAAAGAGATATTCAACGCAAGTGGTTTGACAGTTTAGTTGGTCATGATGAACAAGACCGTCAAGTTCCTGCTCCTGAATTAAGTGTTAAAGAAAAATACGGTATTTTAAATAGACCAAGGCAGGGTTGGTTTGTAAATAGAGAAGAAGCATTAAAACAAACAGTTACTAGAATTAACAGTGTATTAGCTAAAAACTTAATTGCTGACGATAAAGATATTACGCCATTAACAGAACAACAGCCAGAACCAACTGAACAAAGCAGACGTTGGGACAGAAGTGTTGATTCTCTAATAGACTTACAGTTTGTTGGTGTTGCAAAAGCAGAACAAGCAGTATTAACTCCTGTTATCGAAGATGGTAAAATTGTACGTGTTGAAATAACTAATCCAGGTAGAGGTTATTTGCAGGCTCCTACAGTTTCAGTATTTGGCATTGGCAGTGATGCAGAAATTGAAACAGTTATTGATGCCCAAGGCAGAGTAATTGAAGTAATTGTTGAAAACGAAGGAAGCAATTACAATAGTTCTACAAGATTAACAGTTAGAAGATATACTGTTTTGGTTAAAAATGATACTACACTAAATGGTAAATGGTCTTTGTATGAACGTGATACTGTTGCAAAAGAATGGATTCTAGTTGAAAGCCAGGCTTACGATGTAAACTTGTATTGGGAATACATTGATTGGTATGCAGAAGGTTATAATTCGTTTACAAAAATAGACTTTGTTATTGATTTTTCATATAACCTAACAACTATAGAAGATACTATTGGTAACATTATTAAAATTCAAAATGTTGGAACAGGCGGTTGGTTGCTCCTGGAAAAAATTGATGCACAAACTGGCGTTGATTATAGTGTTAACTATAAAACAATTGGTAGACAAAACGGAACAATTCAAATTCGTCCAACTCTATACGATGTGACAGCAGCACTAGTTGGTTTTGACACAACTAGTTATGACGTATTAACGTTCGATAGTTTGCCGTCAACAGAAACTAGAATTATTCTAAACACAATTAAGAATAATATCTTTATTGACGATTTATTATTAGAGTACAACAACTTATTCTTTGCAAGTTTGCGTTATGTATTTGCAGAACAAAATTATGTAGATTGGGCATTTAAGACTAGCTTCCTAAAAGCAAAACACAATGTCGGAAATCTAGAGCAAAAAGTAAACTTCCAAAATGATAACCTTCCGAGTTATGAAGAATACATTAAAGAGGTTAAACCTTATAGAACAAAAATTAGAGAATATTTAAGCTCTTATGAATCTATTGACAACTCTGCTTCTGTAGTAAGTGATTTTGACTTACCTGCAAGATATGTTTCTGTTTCGGACTCTATTGAACCATTACGTGTTAAAGCATCTCCGGAAGGTATTGTTGTTGACAACCCAGAAGAAGTTAATGTATATCCAAACAAGAGCTGGCTTGATAACGCAGGTTACAAAGTTATAAGAATTGAACT